TTGTCGGTAACTTCAGCACGAGTCTGCAGTTGCTCCAGAACATACTGCTGGGCTGGCGTGCAATCAGGGCAAGTAATCATTTTTTCTTAGCAGTTTTAGCAGCTCGTTTGAAGTTGGCAGCCGTGGGAGCGCCTTTGCTCCCAGGCTTACGCATCTTCTCGCCAGAGCCCTTGGCGATACGCATTCGTTTTGCGTGGATGTTAGCGTAGAGACCTTGTTTAGCCATTACTTTTTGCTCCCTTTCTTAGGGGGACGACCTTTCTTGGTACCGTAAGTTCCTTTACCTTGTGGCATCACCATACTCCAGGAATAATTTGACCAGTTAATGCGTACGCTCCAAGCGCAGCCATCACACCCAGCATTGCCAGGCGACCGTTAAGCATCTCAGCTTTTTCGTTGTGAGTCACAGTGTAGTTGTCGTCAGTGTACATGGTGGGTTCTTTTGCAAAGAGGTTTTGTTGTCCGCGTTCGTTGGTGGTAACGGTCATTAGAATTGTACGTCAGAGTTTTCAAGTTTTTGCATAACCTCTTGGCGGTATGCAGGGTCGCGATCGTATCGTGGGTCAGACATTGCAGCAACCAGTTCTTGCTGACTGCGGAATGCAGAACCTGAATCAGAAGCACTACGACCAGTCAACAACTGCCCGTCAGTACCTACTGAATCAACATACTGGTTGTTAAGAGCTTGGACAGCAAAGAAGATTGCATTGGGATTACCAGTCTCCATGACTGCATCATACATCTGAATCTCTTCTTGCGACAAGTTAGTACCTGCCCAATTAAGCATAGCCCTATACTCTTGCTCGCCTCCTACCATTTGATAAAGTTCGTTAGCTTGTTCTTGAGTAAGTTGCTCAGATTCAGGCGCATCGTTTACTTCTTCTTCTTCTTGCTCTGCTGGCTCGCCTTCGTCTTCGGTGGTTTGTACTTCATCGCGTGGTTCTCCGAGTTTAGTTTGCAGTTCAAGATATGCTTTTTCTAACTCGCCTTGATCTTTGAATTTACCAGCGAGTAGTGGTTGCTCTCCACCCTCAAGAGACTCAGCAACCTGCAGGGAGTCTTGCTCATCAGCATTAAATTCTGGCTGATCAGCAGGTGTTTCATTCATCGTAAGAGTTTCGCTCATGCTGTTGGTGGTTGTGGTGGTTCAGGAATTTGAGATTGTTCTTGCTGCATCATTTGCATTGCAGCTTGTTCACGTTTTTGATCAACGGCTGCCATTTGAGGCATCTGTTGTTGTGCAAGAATCTGTTGCTGTTGTTGTGCAGCAGCTTCAGCTTCAGCCTGTTGTTCATCCATGCTCTTCACAAGGTTGAGCACGTCAATACCAGAGGCAGCAGCCAAACGCTTGATAACTTCATCAGTGTTGACAAACTGAGCAATGGCTTCGGGTCCGACAGTTTGAGCAATGACAGTAAGGAACTGTGCAAGGCTTTCACGATCTTGACCACGACCAAGGGCATTAATACCAGCCACAATAGTGGGTCTGACAATACCACCCTTAGGAAGACGTGGGATTTCACCAGTCTTTTGAGCCATACTGAGCTTACGGTTTAGATAAGGTACAAGGAACTCAACAGTCAACAGGGAGAATAATCCACCAAGTTGTTGTTCGAGTTCAAGTTGCGTCATCCGCACCTCTTCAGCTGTAGTGCGTTCAGAGTCCCTAACATTAAGGATTAAGAATGCTTCACTGAGACGTTGAGTCAGAGAGCCGATCATTTGATAGGCAGTCTGGAAGTCAGCTGTCTTCCCAACCTGCACTACACCAATGTCATCAGGTCGTCCCTGGATGATAGCACCGTTACCTGCCTTAGCAAGTGTCTGGGGCTTGGTGGTACTGCTTGGGCTGACAGTAAACACTACCTTAGCAGCTGCAGCGGAGCCTTCAACGATGGCTTGTGACAGTGCTTCAAGTGACTTGAGGTCACCGATGAACTCCTCCACTCTACCACGTCCGTAGACTTCACCGTCTACGTGGTTGAAGCGTAGCACAAGCCAAGGGTTAGCGTCAAGTGGTGCCTTGCCCATAGACTTTGGTAGGATCTGATCGTACACCTCTTGGTGCCAGATCCACCTGTTGTTATCCAAGGTGACATGTGTATAAATATCACATTCATCATCTCGGCCCGAAGAATCGTCAGATACCCTGTTGGGTTGTTCTTCCTTGTAATCCGGATAAAATTTTTTCAGTAATTTTTTCGAGATTGTTTCTTTTGTTACAATTTCAATAACATTACCGTTACCATCTCTATCTACCACATAGCGGTTGAGAGGATAAAGCTTGAGCCCATCCTTGCCCATAAAGATAAGAGCATTACCAGCAACTACAAGATGCTTTAGTGCTTGGTGAACGACAACACGATCAGTAGAAGCCGCAATAGACTCCATGATAGTACGTTCAACTTTAGCAAACGACAAGTCAAGTTCTGATCTAATCTGTGGTCCTAAATCTTGGGGAATGTTAATATCGTTAACTTGGAGTTTAAAGAAACTAGTTTGTGGAGGTAGCAATGCAAGCATAAGTTTACTTGCAAGCGTCACCACACCTTTAGCTCCTGTTGATTGCCAGGGTGTCGGAAGCTTGAGAGCACCTTTAGTGAAGTGCTCATCTTCACGAATGAGATAAGGTAGAGTTAGATCTGCTGCTTGTCTAGCACTGTTTAGAAACTGTGAACGGTCTGAAGACAATCTGTCATAACGAGATTTAGCAGTCATTAGAGATTGTTAAAGTTGTGAACTAATAGCCAAACTTAGATAAGGACTGGAACCTCCAAACTGCATCTTACGACGTTTGAATGGTTGTGTCCCACCAGTTGTAGGCGCCTGGCTTGCAGGCTGGAGTTGTAGATTAGGTGCTTGACCCGCTCGCATTTGGTTGGCGG